TAACAACGGAACTAATGTGGCATTCTGTCACGAAGGAAACCAACCTAATGGTTATGACCTAGGTCGTGTTAGTACAAAACTTACAGCAGTAAGAGGAGGCTCTCTTGGCGAAAATTAAGCTACAAGGACACGCTTCAGGAACAGGTGTTTTAACTATTACCTCGCCAAACACTAATGCTGACAGAACGATTACCTTACCTGATGAAGATGTTACTTTAGGCGGTGGTGTATCTGGAATTGTAAGTAGTGCTGATGCTACTGCTATTACTATTAACTCAAGTGAACAGGTAGGCATTGGAACAGGTTCTCCAAGCGAAACATTACACGCTTACAAAGCAAGTTCTGCTGATGCTGGTTTAGTTAATGTTATAAAAGTACAAACAAGTAATAATAACTCAACTGGTGATGGTTCAGCTATAGCATTTCACGGAATATATAATAGCACAGAATGGGGTTTTGGAAAAATAGGCGGAGCAAATTCGGGTTCTAATTGGGGTGGTGCTTTAGAGTTTCATACTAACGCTGGTAATAACTCAAGTCCTTCAATCGCTTATACAAAACAACTTACTATTACTCAAGATGGCAGAGGCTTATCACAGTTTACTGCAAAGGTTTGGTGTAATTTTAATGGTACTGGTACTGTGGCTATTTTTGATTCTCATAATGTCAGTAGTATTACTGATACTGGTACTGGTGCTTACGATGTTAACTTCGCTAATAATATGGCTAATGATGATTACCCCATATTAACAAACGGCAATCGTGCAAGTAGTCAATATATATCTACTCATTACGGCTGGAATACAACCTCGAAGGCTCTTATTGCAACTTATGCAATGAATACCAGTACCAACACCGACACTGACACTGTTTCTATGGCAGTATTTGGAGATTAATATGAAGATTATATATAACACAACAAATAACACATTAGCTCAACTAACACCAGCACCTAAATTCCTAGCACAACTAACAGGTACTGATGAAGAAAAGCTAATACACATAGCAAACAAAGACTTACCTACTGGAACTAAATACGAGATTACAGACGAGGACTTATCCGACAGAACATTTAGAGATGCTTGGGAATATGTAGCTGGTGCTAGTGAAAAGACTTCAGCAGACTTAAGCCTTGATGACCAACTGAAGTACAACAAGATTACACAGGAGGAATACGATGCCAGTTAGTATCAATATGGATAAAGCTAAAGTCATAACTAAGGACAGACTTAGGGCTGACAGAACACCTCTATTAGAAGAACAAGACATTTTGTTTATGAAGGCACAAGAAGCTGGCTCAGATACTTCAGCTATTGTTACAGAGAAACAGAGGCTTAGAGATATAACCAATCAAGTAGATGCTATGACAACTACTGACCAACTTAAAGGAGCATCAGTCTAATGGCACTAATACTAAGCGGTGACGGAACAGTAACAGGACTAGCAGTCGGTGGATTGCCTGATGGTACAGTCGATAGTGGCACTATAGCAACAGGCACTATTGTAGATGCTGATGTAGCTAATGTAGCAGCTAGTAAATTAACAGGAGCGTTACCAGCTATTAGTGGTGCTAGTTTAACTAACCTTCCAGCTGGTGGAAAAGTATTACAAGTTGTTCAAACAGTAAAAACAGATACTTTTTCTACATCAACTACTGGTTCATATGTTGATGTAACTGGGATGTCAGTAAGTATTACCCCATCATCAACAAGCAATAAAGTTCTAATTATTTTAAGTTCTAATCATAGTGCTATATCTACTGGATGGGCGCAAGGTCAACTTGCTTTAAGTGACAACACACAACTAATGACCACTTTTGCTAGAGCAGAAAGTGGGCTTATTGCATTTCCTTTTACTCACGTCTATCTACATTCACCATCATCAACAAGTGCTGTTACTTATAAGATGAGATTAAAAGCAGAGGCTGGTACAACTTATGTAAATAGACCATCAATAGCTGGAAGTTTTGTCCTACAGTCATCAATTACAGCATTAGAGATAGGAGGATAATATGAACCACGAAGCAATATATAACACGCACCCTAATGTAGTTACTATTGATGACACCGAAGGTGCTTTTGATACTAATGGTAATTCAGTAACATTAAATCAGTCATTAGTTGATGCTGAAGTAACTAGACTCCAAGCAGTCTATGACTCTCAGCTATACGCTAGAACTCGCAAAGCTAAATACGACCTACTCAATCAAGACGAAATGCGGTATGACGATGTAAAGAATTCAACAACAACTTGGGTAGATGCTATTGATGCAATCAAAGCAGCCCATCCGAAACCATAGGAGTATTAGATGTCAACGATAAAATCATCCGCAGAAAACCTAACGCTTAATGCCGATGGTGCTAATAACGATATTATCTTTCAGAGTAATGGCTCGAATGTAGCCACGCTAGACCAAGCTGGGTTATTAACTGCGACTACCTTTGCTGGTAGTGGTGCTAGTCTTACTGCTCTACCAGCTGCACAATTAACTGGCTCTCTTCCAGCGATTAGTGGTGCTAGTCTTACAGGTATTCCATCAATAGATGTTGATGCTGATGGTTGGGCAAGAATAAGTGATACAACAGATATGGATAGTGCTGCGGTAGTAGATTGGACAACCTCAATTCATTTGGGTTCTAATTGTACTGAAAGTGGTGGGAGAATTACAGTAGGTACTGCTGGTTGGTATTTGGTAAGTTTTCATCTTAGTAACGCATCAGCATTTGCAGATAATATGGATATGTATTTACGCAAAAATGCAAGTCGACAATTAGGACATATATTTTGGCAAGGTAATACAGAAATTAATTATTTAGGTGTGGATGCAACAGTATTAGTTGAGTGTGCTGCTGATGATATTCTTGATATTTATGGTAATGGTTATTTTGCTGGTGATACAAATAATTCATCAGTTTCTTGGTTTACTGGTGTAAGGATAGGAGCATAATATGGCAATTCATAGAGTAGAAGCAATTAGGTCTTTACATAAAGGTTCTTATGATAAAGCGACAGCAGATAAGATTGATTGGAAAGATGGACACACAACAACTGATGCTGAGAATACAGCAATAGATGCTGAGATAGTTAGACTTCAAGCACTTGAAGATTATCAAGCACCTCGCAAGGCAGAATACCCATCAATAGCAGACCAACTAGATGACATATACCACAATGGTATTGATGCTTGGAAGGCTACGATTAAGACAACTAAGGATAAGTATCCTAAACCATAATGTCTGACAGACTGCGTAACAATGTTATAGCTGGGTTTATAGTTGTAGCTTTTTGGATAGTGTTTGTATTGCCAGTAATGGCTGCTGACCCTATCGTTACAAACAGTACAAGTAATAGCACAGTAACTACAAGTACAGATGCTAAGAGTACAATAAGGACAAACCCACCTAGTGCAATTAGTCCGAGCATTAACGCAAGTAATAGTGACCTATGTATGGTAGGAGTTAGTGGAGCAGTACAGACACAGATACTAGGTATCAGCACAGGACAGGCTTACACAGATGAAAACTGTATGAGATTGAAGAACTCTAAAGTATTATATGATATGGGTATGAAGGTAGCAGCAGTTGCTTTAATGTGCCAAACGAGGTCGGTATATGACGCAATGAAATTTGCCGGGACTCCCTGCCCGATAAACTCGCCCACTACAGGTGAGGGGCTAATAGGACAAGAAGCTACAGCAGAATGGAGATTGAATCCTAAGAAGATTCCAAAGAAACAACAGACAGCAAATATGGATAGAGGAGTATTTCTTGAGAAATTGGTTAGCGGTATTATTGGCGTTATCTTGCTCGCTATCCTCGTGGTCTGACCCAGAGATAATTGAGCATCAGATAGCAGATGATGGTTGGGTTGAAGTACCTCTTGACTTTACTTTTCCTTTTTATGGAAATAGTTATGTCACTAGTTTTATGTTTAGTAATGGTGTTGTGGGGTTTCTTGACCCTCTTGATGTACCCGGTACTGGCATTGTATATGATGGGTTGTGTTGTGATGGACAGGACTTAAGTTCATTCACAGGTGTAAGATTTAATTACACCATAATGCCTTGGAACACAGATTTAATAGACACAGGTATAGGTAGATTCTATACACAAGGTGACGAAACATTCCAGAAATATATGTGGGAAGATTTGTCAGAATACTACCTACCTAATTCAAGAAATACATTTGACCTAACAATATACCCAATGGGTAACATAGATGTAAACTATGAAGAGGTACAAATAACTAACCACGCAGTAACAGTAGCAGTGGTAGGAGATTTAAGTCAAGGTGAGTACGAACAATGGTTCTATAATCATCCGACAAGTGGAGCAGTATTCTGGAACAGTCAACAAGATGACCCAGTAGAAATAGCAAACGGAGAAAGTGTATGCAGTGTAATACCAGACAGTCATATCAGTTGTTTATACTACCCACAAGTCTATGCTGATAATGTATACAACAATGAATGCTCACTCAATCCTCTTTATGATTACGGATGTACTGGTTGGGACGATGCTTACTTAGACCAGCAATGCGGTCTTAGTGCCCTATATGATGAAAGCTGTGATGGATGGGATGATGCTTACTATGAAGAATATGTTGAGGAAGATGTGCCAGAAGTTTGGGAAGTTGATGAGGAAGATATTGAATCTGTATTCGTCTTGGAAGAGCCAGAGATTTTTGAAGTAATAGAAATAGAAGCATTAGATGATTACACTCTAATTGCCACCACACTAGAAGAAGCAATACCAGAGATGGAAGACTTGTTTGAAGAGATGGCACAAGAAGAATTGATAGAGGAAATAGAAGCAGAGCTAGAAGAATTCCTAGAGCCAGAGTTAGAAGAAGAACCTTTAGAAGAACCAATAGAAGAGGAACTTGATGAGCCAGAGCCAGAAGAAAATACCATACAAGAAGAACAAACAGAAGAAGAGCCAGAACAAGAAGCAGTAGTAGAAGTTGTAGAGCAACCAGTATTAAAAAAGGTAGCTAAGAAAGCCAGCAAGAAAGATAAGATGCGTGAGATTATAGGCAACAAGCTAAAGAATCTTGCAACTGAAATGGGAGAAGCTGCATCATTAGAAGAGCAGCAGAAACTACAAAGCCTAATACTTGCACTCTTAAACTTCAATGCTGGATTCAATAGCTACAACACACAACTACTTATTGATGGTGTATTCTATGAAGACAAGGGTATATATTTAGACAAGGACATACCAGACAATCAAAGAGGATTAAGAAACGGATTGGCTAATGAAATACTACATAATAAATTAATGGACTTACAATGGCAGAGATAGAATATCAAGGAGTTAAAGTAGGTGGTAGTAAATTGCTTCTTGTTATACCCTTATTAAGTATGATTGGTGGTGGTGCTTGGGCTGGGTTTGAATTGTACAATGAGTTTAGAATTCTTAAAGCTACTGTAATGGAATACCAACCACCTGACATTACTGGTATACAACAGAACATAGCAGTCATAGAAGAAACATTAGTAAGTGTAAGTGAGTCAGTGGAACAAGCCAAAGACTATACAAGAACAATTAAAAATGATTTAAAAGATGACCTTGCTAGACAAGAGTCACTTATGGAAAGACTTGAAGACAAAGTAAATGCTTCACAAGATGAAATAGATGCGACCATTGACATAGCTGGAGAAAGGTTTGATGCCAGAAGAGATGCTCTTTATTCTGATACAGATAGAAAGATTAAAGAATTAGAGGATAGGCTTGGTGCTAAATTGCAAAGAGCATTAGACAATCCACTTGCTAACTAACAAGGAACTATGGAAGATAATATTAATAGAATGCAACTTCAATTAGACAAACACTCTGGACAAATAGCAAAGCTGTTTAGCAAGATTGATGACACTAATTTGTGCATACAAAAGATTAACACCTCACTACTTCAGATTAAATGGGGTGTGTTTGGTGCATTTGCTTGGTACATTATAGGCCAAGTAGGAATTATAGAAGCAATGAGGGTAGCGTTATGATGGCATTATTAACAAATGTAGCACCAATAGCATTAGGCTTTGTAGCTAAGTTGTTTGCACTTAAGAGTCAAGCAGCATCAGAAAATCAAAAGCTAATGATACAGAACTTGCAGGCACGCAACGATTCTATAAACCAAGCTAGAGACAGAGCAGATAAAGAAAGTCCAATGGCTGCACTTAACAGACGAGTCATTATATTTGTTATACTAGCACTAATTATATTTACACAAGTAGCTCCAGTGTTCTTTAATGTGCCAACAGTAATACCTACTGTAACAGAAGGCTTTAGTTTCTTTGGTATACAATTTACACCAGACATAATAGATTACATAGAGATACAGGCTGGTTCAGTGTTAAAGATGGATGAAATCTTTGGCTGGGCTACAATGATAATAGAGTTCTATTTTGGAGCACAATTAGCAAAAGGAAAATAACATGGCATTAGAATCAACAACATACATAGATGGGCTAGTAGCAACAAACCCTACAGGCACAGACTCAAGAAGTCAGGGAGATGACCACATAAGATTAGTCAAGTCTGCGGTTAAAGCTACATTCCCAAACATTGCTGGTGCTATGACAGCTACACACACAGAATTAAATAAAATAGATGGCTACACTGGAACAACAGCAGAACTAAACTACAATGATGTGCCAACACTAGGTACAGTAGAAGCATCAAGAACTGTGACTGCTGATGCTGTAGGAACAACAACTAATTTAAAGACTAAAAAACAAACAGAGATTGTTAATCCTGTAGGTACAGTAAGCAGTTCTACTGCAATTAACTTTGCATTAGGAAATGTAGTTACTGCGGTACTTGCAAGTGGTGGAGCGTTTACAATTACTAACGCACCAACATCTGGTATATACGGTAAATTTAAATTAATATTAACTAACGGTGGTACAGTGGCAGACCCTTGGCCTTCAAGTGTTAAGTTTGCTGGAGGTACTACACCTACACTAACAACAAGTGGAATAGACATTCTTACATTTGAAACGATTGACGCAGGTACAAACTGGTATGCTGTAGTCAATGGTTTAAACATGAGCTAATAAATGCCAGCACAAATAACAGTATTAAATCCTAGTGGTATTAACAGAGACATTGACTCTTATGAGTTACCAGAGACACAATGGTCTGATGGTAATAATGTAGAGTTTGATAATGACAAGACTGCTAAAGTAAAAGGACACCTACAAGTATTTGGTACACCTACTGTAGCACCTTACTGGTTAATGCCCTTTGATACTATTAGCACTAACTCTTGGATTTATCCGGGACTAGCTAAAGTATACAGAGTACATACATCAGGTACAACTACTACACATACTGACCTTACAAGAACAACTGGTGGTGACTATAGTGCAACTGCAAGTAGTGGTTGGAATGGTGGTGTTCTAGGTGGTATAGCCATACTTAATAATGGTGTTGATGAGCCACAATTTATGGGCACAGCAGCTGGTGCAAAACTTGCAAACCTAACTAACTGGTTAAGTAGCACTACATGTGCGGTAATGAGACCGTTTAGAAACTTTCTAGTAGCACTAGATACAACTGAATCAGCTACACGCTATCCATTTAGAGTACGCTGGTCTCATCCTGCAGAGGGTGGTACAGTGCCTACAAGTTGGGATGCTTCAGATGCTACAAAAGATACTGGATATGTTGACTTATCCCAGTCTGCTGGATTTGTTATTGATTGCTTACCACTAGGTGATGTTAATATAGTTTATAAAGAAGACTCTATTTGGTCCATGTCATTTGAGGGTGGACAGTCTATATTTGGATTTAGGCAACTATTTTCTGATGCAGGTATACTAGGTAGGCATTGTGTAAAAGACTTCGACAATAAGCATTTCGTTGTTTCTGTGGATGATGTATACATACATGATGGTCAAACTAAACAATCAATAGTAGATAGTCAAATAAGAGATGAGTTGTTTAATTCAATGCATCCGGACTATAAGACAAGAACATTTGTTTCTGTTGACAGAGAGAAGAATGAGATGTGGGTGAACTTTGTATCAAATACAAACAACACTAACGCATTTGCAGACACAGCTTTTGTGTATAACTTTAGAAACAATAGCTGGTCTAAAAGAGATTTACCTTATGTTAGTTTCATTGACTGGGGTGTTGTAGAGTATGTTAGTACCACAGACTGGACAGAGTCTGGTGACTGGGATACTGATAGTGATGCTTGGGACTCACCTCTCAAACCATCTCTACTACTAGCCTCACCAAGTGCTACTAAGGTGTATGTATTAGGAAGTAATCAGAATGCAGGTGTCAGCTATAGAGCTTGGGTAGAGAAAGACAATATGCAACTAGGCTATCCGGGAACTAAATCTATAAACAAACTTGTTCCTAGAATAAGTGGTACTGGTTCTGTTGATTTCTATGTGGGTAGTGAGATGAGTCCACACGCAGGAACTGTATGGAAAGGACCTTATACATTTACAAGTGGAGTGCATTCAGAAATACCAGTAAGAGTGACAGGTAACTATTTAGGAATTAGAGCAGAGTCTACAGATGATAACACTTGGGCACTAGCTAATTTAGAAGTACACTGGAGTCCATCTGGTAATAGAGGCGTTGGTGTATGAGTATAAGGTATACCAAGAATCCTGTACCTAGTTCTCCAGAGGAATTATCATCCTACTTGCAGTCAGAGCTAGATAGGATATCTGCTGTCATAGGTAATCTTGCTGACGGACATATAGATGTATCTAACGTAGCACCAGAGAAACCAAGAGACGGTGACATTCGTTATGCTGATGGTACTAATTGGAATCCGGGGCACGGTAAAGCATTATATTACTATGATGGTGTTGATGCACATTGGCATAAACTAAACTTTGCACACTCTTGATTGAAGGGATTAAGGGAGAGAGTGTAGAGGCTTGGTGGCCTCTCGTTGAAGAATACTTGAATGCAGCCCTGAAACATGGTTTAGGGGAGTATAGTATAGCTGATATAAAAAGTGCCTGTAAATCGAAAGATATGCAGCTCTGGGTAAAAGTAGGAAAGAAAGCTAAAGGTGCTTTTGTTACAAAGATAGCTAAGTACCCACAAAAGAATTTGCTTTGCGTCATTTTATTAGGTGGCAATGAGTTTCACACATGGAGAGATGAAGCAGATGCACTCTTAAACGCATTTGGAAAGCAACACAACTGTGAGTATGTAGAACTATTTGGTCGCAAAGGATGGGGAAAGGTACTCAAAGATATAGACTATAAAGAAGTAACACGACTATTCGCTAAGGAGATAAAATAATGTCAAAGAGTCCAGATACATCAACTGTAAATGCCGACCCGTGGGATGTGGCTGTACCCTACATGGAAGGTGGCTTTAAAGAAGCACAGAATTTATACAACAATTACAGCCCTGAGTACTACACTGGCCAGACACAGGCAGGATTTACACCTGACCAACTAACATCACAGCAAGGTATAAGAGACTTTGCTGTAAAAGGTGCGCCGAGTATTATGAACCCAGCAATGAGTGCATATCAACAAGGCACTAGCTCCAACATGTTAGATGTAGCTAACAACCCTTATGTAAATAACATGGCACAAGCAGCAGCAGACAGAGCAATGGGTGCTTTAACACCACAGCTTGCAGACATTAGAGGCGGTGCAATCATGTCAGGTGGATATGGTGGTGGCAGACAGGGTATTGCAGAAGGCAATGCACTTGCTGGAGCAGCAGATTCAGCTAATCAAGCAGCAGCACAGATATATGGTAATGCCTATGGCCAAGGTTTAGGACATCAAGCCAACACACTAGGAATGACAGGCAGTATTATGGGTGCAGGGTTTAGTCCATACCAGCAGTTAAATCAATCTGGTGGGCAACAGCAATCTAGAGAGCAGGCGTTAATTAGAGATGCACAAGCTAGACAACAGTTTGAACAAAACCTTCCATACGATAAATTTAACAAATACCAACAAGGTATTGCAGGGTTTAGTGGGCTAGTTCCAACAACAGGAACACAAGTCTCTACTACTCCGGGTGCTAGTGCAATGAGCAACATAGGAGGATTAGCACAAGCAGCAAGTCTAATGGGATTAGGATTTTAAAATGTCTAATATATTTGAAGATGCATGGAACGCAGGTAAAGAATGGGCTACTGATGTTAAAGAAGATGCAGAAAAATATGTAACAAAAAAAGTTATAGAAAAAAAACTAAATGACTATGGTACTGCTATTACAAAAGCATTAGGAGGTCCTACAAAAATGACTCCTGAATTAGAAGCTGCAGGATGGGAACTAGGAATAGACAATGTGCCTTACAATCCACAGCTTGCTAAAGATTTTGCACCGGGTGGTAAATTTTATGACCCAGATGTAGACAAAAATACAGCAATGGCACAAGCAGCAAAAAATGCAGGTATAACAAGCAATCCTGTGCCTACTGCTTCAGGTCCTTTCCTATCACAAGACTTAAGACAGCGCACACCATCAGGTACTATATATAATCCTAGCATGGAAGCATTTGAGAATGCGTCTTTGTTTGATTACCAAGGTCCGGGTGGAGTTTCTGAATACACCTATGGTCAAGGACTTCCTATGGATTATGGTGTATATGGTACACCAGTAGGACCTAACCTATATTATGAAGGACAGTTTGGTGAAGGGTTTGTTAAGCCGGGAGTTGCGGACAGTGCAATTGAATTGCCTGCTGTAACTATGCCAGATGGAGTACCACAAATACCCTCAAACAATGCAAGTAACAAAAAGAAAGATAAGGATTTAACTTACGCTGAAACAATAGCTGAGATGGGAATTGCTCCCGGAGATGCACCTAGCACATTATTCCCCGGTCCGGGTCAAGAAATAAGTTCTACTAAACAAGCTAACATGCCGGGATTTAATGGCATGAATCCTGATTTTCTTATAAGCCAAGCTGACCAAGGACCAGACATTGGTCTTGCTAATTACACAAACAATGGAACTGTAAGTGCAGAAGACCAAGCTAGATTTGATGCAGCTAAGATGGAAAGATTTAATCCTACCGGTGGTCCTAGCATATATGACACGCAGTATACAGTAGGTGCTAACAATGCTATGTCACCTATTGGTCCTAGCATATATGACACGCAGTATACAGTAGGTGCTAATAATGCTATGTCACCTATTGGTCCTAGCATATATGAAACAATGACATCTCCTACAATGATAGGTGGGGAAGAACAAGTATTTGATTCTAAATATACTATGTTACCTACTGATGATGGAGCATATGACTACAGTGGTATGAATAGAAATATAGCTGATGATGAGCAGGTGTTTGAAGGTTCTTATAATATGAATCCTAACGATGATGGTTCATTTAATTATGGTGGTTCTATTAGCAACAGAGGAAACTTTGAAACTGCAAATGAGATTATAGGTAATAGCCTGCCTAATAACATTATGAGAAATCCTAATGAAGAGACACAACAATACAGAGGTATATATGTAGACCCAAGAACTGTGCCAGAAATAGATTTAGTACAATCAAACCAGACTTTTATGCCTAGTTTTCCTGCTGATTATGGGGATGGTTCAAACTTAGTCACAACTACAAGCGACCCATATGAAGAAGATGTACCTATCGTGTTTAATTCTAGTCCTTTAACTGGACCAGCTGGCAGTGATGCTTTTAATACTACAGACAACTTATTTGATTCCAACCAATTCTTTGAAGTTGACATAAGCAATTTAGGTGATAGCAATAAACCAGTGAATCCTATTCCAGCACAGTATGGTTTAGATGAAGCAGTTGTTGATGCCTATAAATATGTTTCTAATCTATTTAAAGATGATAGTGTTGCTCCATTGCAAGGACCTGTTGGTTCAACAGCGCCTAGTTACCAAGGAGAAATACAGGTAAAAGAACCTTCAATATGGAATAGTGTTATGGAAACCATAGCAGGTGTAGCAGGAAATAGTTATTCAAGTTCTGCAAATCCAGTGGTTAACCCTACTAACGGAGTCATGCCAGCATATGAGGCTGGACCTGACTTAACAAACCTAATGCAAAAAATGAGTGGTGGTATAGATGGTGAAGTTGATTATGCACCGGGTAGTACAGGTGCTATAGATGCTATAGTTGCAAACAAGTTATTACAAGAGCAGGCAGCAGCACAAGCTAAAGCACAAGCAGCAGCTCAAGCACAAGCTCAGGCAGCAGCACAAGCTAAAGCACAAGCAGCAGCACAAGCTAAAGCACAAGCTCAAGCAGCAGCAGCAGAAAAAGCAAGACAAGCAGCAGCAGCTCAAAAGCGTATGAATGACAGGTATGAAACAGGACCAGTAGCCAGAGCACCTGCGACAGTAACTAGACCTACTGCCCCAGCAGGAGGATACAGTACAAAAAGCGTGAACAACAATTTTGCAACACGCAGAGACATTAGGAATATTTTTGCATAATGAAATTTAATAAAGGAGACAAGTAATGCCTTGTATGATGAATGGAAAACCAGTGCCGGGAATAAAAGGACAATGTCCTATAGGCAGCACTTGGGCTGAAGATGGCCAATCAACACCAGAATCAAACAACAACCAATTGTTTAGAGATTCTAAAATATTTGGTAACTGGTTTGACCCTGAAAACTATGAGAAGTTTAAATACAAACCGGGTACAGTAGCTAAAAGCATGGATGATTTTTTTCACAAAATGAATTATACTCCTCCCGGCTGGAATCCTGTATCAACAAGACCTAAAGAAAAATCTAATTTTATAAGCTCGAATGAACAGCGTAGACAAACTTTTGATGCAGGTATAAACCCAAGAACTGGAAAAAAACTTTCTGATGCATCAGCTAAAAAATCAGGGATGGAAGGACTAATGGAAAACATGAAGAACCCTGAGTGGTGGAGTGAAAGCATTAGTGGACTGCCATCAGACACCAGACTCATGAGGCTAGGACAGCTAATGAATTACTATGGTAAGACACCTAAAGGCAGGGATGCTTCTGATGACCCGAGCAAGCTATGGGCAGCTAATGAAGCAGCAGCACAAAAGAATAAAGCAGCAGTTCTAGCAGCAGGTGCAAAAAGAGCAGATGAAATATATGGAAAGAAAACTATAGAAGACTTGACTGTTGATGTGTTGCCTGATGTAAAAGAGATGTTTGGTGACACTTTCTGGGGTAGTGTTTCTTCCAATCCTAATGCTAGTGATGAGGCTGCAATGATGAGTCTTGCTTCTCAAGTAGCAACAAACATTAAGGCAATAACTGTTGCTTATCCTGACAAAACTCCGGGTGAAGTTAGAAAACTAGCACTAGAGCAGGTAATGAAGGATAGAAAACTAGAAGATTTAAGGTAAGGAGACCTAATGGGATTCTTTTTTGAAGATGAAGAGATTGACCAAGTCAAGAAACTGAGTGCTGGTCAAGCAGCAGTTCCTATGTATGGCTCTATGCAGACAAAAGGTATTGGTGCTGCTGGTGACATATTTGGCATAGACACTGCGCCTGTTGACTTACTTAACGAACAACTAGAAGAAAGTCTTAAGGGATTTACTCCTAAGTTTCCTGAGCGTCTGCTTGAAACTGAAAAGCCAGTTCAATGGTGGACAGAAAAAGCTGCACTCAACTCAATGAATACAATAGTACCTATGTTAGGCTATGCTATTGGTACTACAATGCAAGCTATCCCACACCCAGTAGCAAAAGTAATAGGTACTGCCATAAACTGGGGAACATACGCTCTTACATACAATGCTAATTTTGCAGACACTTTACAAGAGCATGAAGATGCAGTAGGAAGAGAGCTGACTGCTAGTGAAAAAGCAAAAGCAGCAGCAGTTGCATCAGGAGTTACTTACCTAGACATGCTTGCTCCAATGAAAGGAGCTGCACCTATATCAAACCTAATTACTAAAACATTTGGTAAGGGTGGTCTTGAAACAACTAAAAAATCATTAGAAAAATTAGTTAACTCTAACAGAGAAGGCTTACGCCAACAGCTTGGCAAAGGTGCTAAGCATATGGGTAAGTTAATTGGTACAGAAATGTCTACTGAGGCTGCACAGAAAGCTATACAAATAGGAACTAGTGCTACTCCGGGCAGGCTTGGTACATCCGAAGGTATGCAAGACATACTTGAAGAAGCTGTTATTGCAGGTCCTATTGCTGGAGCTATTGGTTCTCCGGGTTCTGTAGGTGTAGCAAGAGAAGCTAACAGAGATATAGCAACAGCACGCAGGTTAGCTGAAGGTTACAACAAACAAGTAATGGAAGGAACTAGTCCTACTAGTACGGAAAAAGTAGAGGCAGGAAAAAACAAACCACTCATTGACATACCGGAGCTAGACAGTAACATAAAGAAACTAGCTAAGTCAGCCAACCTTAAAATAGAAAAAGTTACTGGTGTTGATGTTGCAAAAGCTGGAGAGAAGTTTACTAAAGGACTAGCGTTCAAGCCACTTAGTGACCTAGTTAAAATAAGAAATGAGGCTAGGACTGGTGCTGAGTTTCATGCAGCTAACAGAGCATACCAAAGGTTTGCGCCTGTAGGTACAGCAAGTGGAACAACACAGGTACAAGACAACTTCTTTTCTATAAAAGAAACTAAGACTGGTGAGTACTTAGCTCCTGTTGTTAATGTAATAAATAAGTATGCACAAAAGAAAGCAGGTATAGGATTTATAGGACAGCGTGTTGACCCTGAAAGAAGTAAGTACATTAGAGAAAGAATACAAGGCAAACCTATAACAGCCAAGGTAGACCAAGAGTTTATTGACAGCTTTGAAGGTGTGGGTGTTACACCAGAAGAAATAGAACAGGCAAGGAAAGCTCGAATTACTAATCAGAATCCTGAGGGTAAGACTGACTTTCAAATAGTACAAGACCAGATAGCTCTTGTTCGTAATAACTTAGTGGACTCTGGTGTTTCTATAGGACTAATAGACAACTACTTAACTAACCCTATCAGTGCTGATGTAGTAAAAGAAAATAGAGAGGCGTTTATCAAAGCGCTTATCGCATCTAGCAGAAAAGCTAATCGCCTTAACAAAGAAGTTAAACCTATTACTCGTAAAGGCAGTAAGAATAGAAAAGGCGCAGAGCAAATAGCTGATGAAATAATACAAGGTCTTGAGCCTGATGTGCTTACAGCTAGAGAGCAAGAGGCATTAGCCAACGCAGAGTTTAAAGGACAAAAGAGAAAAGGATTTGAAAAGTCAAGAGCTGAGGCATGGAAATACTTAGATGAATTTGCAGCCAAAGAAAGCCTTAACTTTAGAGAGACAGACATAGAGAAAGTATTGACTGGTTACTTACAACGAGGTGCTGCTCGTGTAGCATCTGTCAGAGCATTCGGTAAAGATGCACAAGCCTTAAGAGATGACATGAAGATTCTTAAGAAGGCTGGCAACCTAACTAAACAACAGCGTGATAAAATATATGACACCTATGATGCTGCACACAACACATACAAGAAAGACTTAGACCCTAACTTATCAGCATTAAGTAAACTAGCTACCGGTGTAGGTGCTGTTACTCACTTAGGACTTGCAACTATATCCTCTATAACTGAGCTTGCATGGATAGGAGAGAGAGCAGGATTCTTGAACATGCTTAAGACATTGCCTAAGGCACTTGACTACGCTATTAAAGGAACAAGAAGAGGACTAGCAGGTAAGTATGTACAGCCGGGTGAAGGTGCAATGGCAATGGCTACACTAGGATTTAACCTAGACCCTAGAGTTAATGAAAGACTAGACCAAATCTTTTCTACTGACCACAACATGGTAGTTAACATGTACTTCAGAACATTACCGGGTGGATTCCTAACACAGTGGACAAACTTTAACAGAAACTGGGCAGCTCAGGCTATGATGACTAACATCAATACAAGAGCAAACAGAATGAAAGCAGGTACTCTAAGTAACATGGAAAGAATGAGACTTGAGAATGAGCTTAAAGAGAATGGTGTTAGTAAAGATGAATGGAACTTTATTACAAAAGTATTTGAAAAAGAGGATGGCAGAACCATAGTTGATATAACTAATGAGGCTGCACTTAATACTGCAATGCCAAACGGTAAGAAGGTAAGAGAAGTTCTTATACCTTGGCTACACAAAGTAGTTGATGATGTAGTTGTACACCCTAAGGCTACCAACAAACCACTGTGGATGTCTGACCCTAAGTATGCAATCATAGCACAGCTTAAGACATTCCCTGTTGTGTTTGGTAATACAGTAGTTAAAAGATTATTGAGAAAGCTAAACCCTAAGCAGTGCAGTCCAGACTTTGGCGCAGCCATTGGAGTTGTAGGTGGCATAGCATCAGCCTATGCACTTGTACTTATTGGTGAAGCAATGAAGGATGCAATCAAAGGACAAGATTGGGAAGACCCTACAGTATTGGAAGTGATGGACAGAGCAGGACTGACTGGTGTTGTTGGACTACTAGGTAATGCAGGAAGATTCCATGATGGTGCTACTACTTCTTTACTAGGAACTGGTGCAGGATTTATTGACAGAGCATGGGAAGAAGCTATCAATCCTATATGGTCAGGTGATTCAGAAGCTAAGATGGAAGTAGGTGGTAACTTAATTGAATGGCTAACTGAAAGCCTTGACAGTACATTAGGTGTGGCAGGTATATACTTCACACCAACAGGAGATTTATTTGGAGTGGATAAGTAATGGCATGTGGCACTAACATAGTACCGGGGTTTCAAGACGCTAATAGAAAACTTAATAACCCTACAGATGAGATAGCATACAATAAGCTAATGGATAGCTCTGCTTATGAGCCTACTGCTAACACACCTCAGGATATTAATGAGGCGGTCAGGACTGTTAAGCATATAAGAGAAGAGGGCAGGCATCCTGATGATGCACTTGCTTGGAGAAAGCCAAGAGAAGTCAATGCACCTCAAAGAAAGGAAGACATGTCACAGCCTGACGCACTGGTGTTTGCAGCAAACCAAGTTAAGAGTGGTAAGATGTCAGTAAAGAAATTTAGAGAGCTGGTGCAAAAGAGTGACTCACCTATAACACCTATGCAAGAAGTACCTGAACTTGTAAGCGTAACAAACTTAGCAAGGGCATTGGATGCAGGCAAAGCAGGTAAGGGTAGAATAATAGGACTACCGGGAATAGAAATACAAGAAGGAACAAGGGTAGGATTAAGGCTGGACATACCAGCATACCAAAACATGGACACTTGGGTTAATGCTATACACTTTAAAGAAAAGGTAGAGGGTACTAGACCGGGCAATGCATACTCAACAGCCAGTGCCGGTACTAATGTAGATTTTGGAAAGCACTCTAGCAAAGCAATTAGAGTTGCTACTGGTACAAACAAATCTCCGTTTGCTGTAATGGATGTTGAATGGCAGAGCCAAACACCTGAGCAAACACATAAAGAAATAACTGCTGCATTAGAAGACAGTAAACAACCTGAGTCCAGATGGAAACAGATAGGTATGAATCCTAATCGTTCAGGTTTCTTCTACGATAAGACTACATTCTTGCCAGTTTCTAGTGCATCAAGGGTACTCCAAGTGGGTGCATTAGTTATGGCCCAGGATGTACAATATGTTGGCCGAGAGGGTGGCGTTATGTTCTCTCCTTCTCAAGAATATGTTAATCGTTTTGATGTACACACTAAGAAGCAAAACCTCACTCCCAAAGAGCAAGAAAATGTAAATAAAATTCCTGACATGAAAGCTCCTGAAAGTTTTTATTATCCGAACAGGAGAGTATCACAAGGCAGCTTAAGAAAAGAAGACATTAATGGAATGTTTGCAGAATCTCTAGCAGTTGGCATGTCGGATGAAGGAATACAATTTGTTGTAGAAAAAGGAGTTCCTTCCTATGTACAGTTTTTAGAAAACCAAGAAGATGAATATGGTAATAGGTATGCAGGTTCATGGGATGTTTCAAGAGATATGATAACTGCTGATTTGCACATACACACTGTAAATGGTTCAGCTCCTGCTGAGCAGTTTTATAGAACTATTCTTCACGAGTATGGCCACCATGCAATGAACAAACTCTGGAGAATGTACTTAGTTGACCACCCGAGTCTTAGAACACTAGCAGGTACTAGCACACTGTACCATGACATTACCAAATATGATAGAAGAATTGGGGATGCGTTCAGTGAAGACCTAAGTCTTATTGAAAATAAATATAATGGTGTTATAGATGAGCCAATGACCATGGAGATTATTTATACAGAGTATATAAATGATGTTTATAAAGATGGTGTCTATGATTCTAGGCTGGAAGGATACTATGATATAATAGATGCTATGTCAGGTGGAGTAGCAAGAGATGATTACAATATATTTGGCCATGGTCGCAAGACTTTTGGGCCGGATGTTGATGAGTACCAGCAGGCACATGGGAACTTTAAGCTGATGGAAACTGCTGCAAATTTGTTTGAAGCCAAGTTTAGCAAAGACCAACATGCTTGGAATAGAATTAAACAAGACATGCCAAATTTAGCAGATGCATTTGAAAACATGATTGACGATTTTAAAGGACAAGTAGAGTTTTTAGAAGATATAGGTTTTGATGTAAGTCTACAGAAAAGCAATCCAATAATAAATAATACAAGTGAGAAAGCATATGTCAGATAACTTAGAAACAATGAAAGCTAAAAGACTGCAACAGTTTAACATGCATCCTACAGGCAGGGCATATAACAAACATGTTGAAGCATTTGGAATAAAGCCAGTGCATATTGGAAGAACAAACCCTCTAGCAGACCATCTTAGAGAAGGTTACTTGAGGGCTGTTTCTGAAGGCGTGCCTTACGATGAGCGCAGAGGCAAGACTGAAGAAGAACTATCTAGGATGTACTAATGGATTTGAGTAGCTTAGCTATGCTCACTAGGTGTAGCTTAGATGCGTTGTTGTCACCACCCATGACTGTATAGGGTTTCATTTCCTCCATTACTTTGCGTAGCTTGTGTGTGTTAAACATAAGGCTAGCACACAACTCATTGTCTTTAACTAGATTGTGTACCCATACATCAGCCTCTGTGCTGGCTAACCCTGATGGCTTACCGTAGCTTTCAATCTCAATACATATGTTGCCAGTCTTGGCCCATGTATCTCTCTCTGTTTTAATCTCACACTTCTTAGCGCCAGAGAATAATTCATCTATATGTTCTTCCCACTGCTGACCAAACTCTAGGTCAACATCAAACTTTCTTAATTCTTTAATGTCTTTACTTTTATTTAAGGACATATCTCCTCCATTTTAAATTCTATGTGGCCAGTATCAGACCAATATTTTCTTGCTCTAATCATTACTATCTGCTTGTCATTGTTATAGTACTTACCTTCCAAGCTATCTAGTGTGGCCTTAACATAGTTATCTAAGTCTGCATTGTTATCACAGTGCTTGCCTTCTTTCTCTTCTTTCTTTTTCTTAGACATAGTTTTAGGTAGCTGGACATAGAAGTCTAGCTTCACATACAGCAAACCATCTGTTGGTTCTGCTTTATATTTCTCAAGCAACTCTCTAAATTCTTTTCTAAATTGTGTGTACCTCTTTGGAAAGTATGTAGACCAGCGTGTTACTCTTGCCCTGCTAGCTACCACTGGTGCTATGGGAAAGGTAATCATTTAAGTAACTCCTCTATTTGTTTTTCAATAAAGAACCTAGCTTTTCTTAAGTCTTCTATTTGCCCATCACCCTTGTGCTTGTGCTCCCAGCGACACAAATATTTACATGCACTTGCGGTTAGGTAATTCATATTCTGGTCTATTATAAAATCTATTACTTCTATCTTTCCTTTAGTGTAATGACTAGGTGAGTTGACTACATCACCTACTTGCTCCAGTCCCTTTTCCATAATTCCCTCGGCTTCACACTTCTTGAAGTGCGGGTTAGTTGTCTGTATAGTCTAGCAGTCCTGTCCATTTGAACAAGACCACTAGGTTTTTTGATTGGCTTACTTGCCTCCACTCGTGATGTCTTTATCGAGTAGTTTCCAGATAATACCAGCAGCAATTATTCCTGCTAGTCCTGCATTGCCAAGTGTCCATACTATATCAAGTATAGAACCGATTACATTTCCTGTCAGGAAGGCTACCTTCTGACCAAAGATAATCTGCAATACAATCGATAAGCTAATCAACTTGATGCCTACATCTATTGCACCATCTGCACCGTTCTTAATTTTCTCTAACATTTTTACTCCTTTATTATTAAACACAATGTGCTATACAAGCCACCCTTTTCTGAGTGCGTCTAGGAACATAACAACATACACTAGACACCCAGCAGAAACCATACCTGCAATAAAAAATGCAGTCTGTACTATTGTTTCTAATTTTTTTTTCATATACCTCCCGTTATATTGATAACTATTATTTGTAAAACAAGTATCAGTATTATACCCTCAATCATTCTGTGTCCCTCTCTTCTTCAACTAAATCAACTAACTCACATACACTACCAGTACATGCTAATGTCTTAGTGCCAACTGTCTGGTCAGTAAGTTCGTACTCACTAATCAAATCCCAGTCAACTGCCTCAGGCATTTTACTAAGCAGGTCAGTGTATGTCTTCTTGTCACACTCTTCATAAGGTGCTTGCTGGTAAGTGTGGTCTGAGTGTGGTAAGAAACTAACGCCACTGACCTCATCAAAATGTTTGTACACCCATGCACCTACCTCCATCCACTCATGTTCTTTAACACTTATGGTTACACTAGGCTTGTGCTCACAGTAGTACCTTTGATACATGAGCCACAACTCTAGCTGTTCTATAGCATTCCTTTCGTTCCTAGTAACAGCACCATCAGGAGCTTTCATAGGAAATGAGAACACCTTAACACTGTTAGGTTTCATTACATCATTCTCAGCAGGTATGCCTTGGTCTTCCATTAGTCTAGCTATAGGGTCTTTTCTATCTGCCCTTACTCTACGGATGTAGTAGTCACTGTGTCTGGTATGTATACCACTAGCACTGTCAACTAACTGACTGACTGTACCACTAGGTTTAATAGCTGTGGTTGCAGTAGCTTGGCTAATGCCTAGCATCTCTGACCAGTCTTTGTTTACCTTGACAGTTTCTTTTCTTACATCTGACAGGAAGTCTGGCAAACTTTTCTTTCCATAGTACCCTCTGTCTTTACTGCTACCATTCATAAATGCATTGTCCATAATACCTGTAAGGCTGACACCTAGTAGTGCCTCCTCTTCTGTATTGTGTACCCACTTAGGCCTGAGTCTCTTGATGTTAGTAAGTGAGGCTTGGAATGTACCTAGTATGGTAGCTAGCCTAGCCTTACGCATGATGTCTTTCTGTGTGTCCTCTGCTCTTACTATTACCTCTGTCAAGTTACAGAACTGTCCATCTCTTAATATGATTTCACTGCAAGGGTTACATCCAAACTCATGGTCTGTTTCTCTTCTGCCTATGGATGCTACCTGTTTAATGGCTGCTTCTCTATTAAAGATTCCACGCTCGCCTGACTTAGACTCATACAGTGAGTGCCATTCTTTCATGAAGATTCCTATGTCCGGCTTCTCTGTATAGCATACGCTGTTGTTACTTAGTGCCATCTCAGGCGTGTCACTCCACCACTGACCAGACTTGGCACTACGCATTCTCTCATCAGTTAGATTACTAAGTGAGATGAGTGCAGACCTACGCACACCACCTACTACTACAACCTCTGCAATCTTACACATCATACGGTGACACTCATAGCTGGTTAACTGTCTGCCTACTGCATCTTTAAATAGATTAGTAGAGAAGTTAAACAAGTCAAGCAATGGCTCTGGTCCTGACGCTCTGCCACCAAAGGTAGCAAGCCTTGCACCCTTGGGTCTAATCTTTGAGAAGTCCCACTTAGGCATCTCTCCGTTGTATAGGTATGTAATTAGTTTTCTAAACGCAGACTGCCAACCTTCCTTGCTGTCCTGTACTACCACAATGTCTTCAACATCAATCATTTCTTCTGGTACTTCAGGTAGTTTTCTAATAAACTGTCTCTCTACACTAAAGCCTACACCAGTTCCATGCATGAGTACATACAAGCACTCATCAAATGCTTTGGGGTGGTCCACACTTAGGTAAGCGCAGTTGTATCCTGCTATGTTATTATCTTTAAGTGCTTTGCCTGCTGTCATTAAAGCTCTCATGCTTGGCATGACATCTAAGTTAAGCACTGCTTCTTCAAGCACTTGTCTAGTCTTGGGCACTAACTCTTGATTAGTATTTTCTTTTAGGTGCTCTTCCATAAAGTCAAAGTACCTAGCTACTGTCTCTTCCCATGTCTCTCTTCTGTTCTTCTCAGGTAGCCATCTTGCATACCTGCTCAGAGCAATAAAGTTTTGATAATCTGTTGGTAATTTTTTCATTCATCCTCCATTGGTTCTATCTCTATGTCTACCATGCGTTCACCTGCATCATCTAGATAGTCTTTATATTTTAATCTACCATTCCTGTGCAACAGCACAGCAGTAGTAATTCCTTTTTCATATGCTCGTTTGTGTGTAAAGTATATAGCAACAGCACCCAGCACTATGAAAGCAATACTTAATTCTATGTATTCCATTCCACACTCTCCTCAAATTCTTCTAGAAATCTGTCTTGTTTTTCTATAAGTCTTTTCTCAAAAGCATCAAGCAATTCCTGTGGTTCAATTTCTAATTCATCACAGATGAGGCACACATCATATGTTGCTGAGATGTATGCCTTTAGTTCAGGTAATTGTTTCAAAAGTTAGCTCCGTTAGATACATAGTAATTAGTTATTTTTCCAGATGGTATAGGTCTAGCATCCAGACTACCATAACAATCATTCTTAAATCCACAAAACGCACATGTCATGCACAACTTCTCTTCTGTCTTAGCTTTGTTCCAAGTTGTAGCGTTAGCTAGTCTCATAGGTGGTGTGTCTAGTTCCATCTTAGCTTTTAAATCAACAACATAAGTATCTATGTCTTGCTCGAGTGGCTGTTCACATAGCTTAAGTGTTGACTTGTTTTTATTTAAGGCAAGGAAGTATCCTTTCTTTCTTTTGTCTGCTTTACCATAGGCAGATAGTTGTTTGATGTAACCAAATGCATCACCATCAATGCCAGTCTCTTTAAATTTGTTTTCCCAAGACCAAGCACTTGCTGTCTTAATGTCAACCAGTTCACCATCAATCGTACAGTCCTGAGAACCATTGACACCCTCAAGTGTATGTTTCTTTTGTTGTTCTGTCACTGTATGTCCTGATAATTTAATCAAAGCAACAAGCACAGCCTCTAGTATATGACCTTGTAAGAAAGTCAAGTATACCTCACCCTTGATTGCCTCAGGGGTGTGTCCTTTATAGTTGTACCATTGTGCTCTCTCACATCTACCTATGCCAGACATACGCAAACCTCTGTTGTCTTCTCTAGGTGTGAAAGCATCTTTGATTGCATCTTCCACTTCTCTACCTGCTTGCATAGCAATAGAGTTTAAGTCACCATCATATGATTTAGACTCCATCAACTTATATATATCAGGTACTAGTGTTTCTATAGACTTCATAGTCTTCTCCTCTCATTAAAATTAGTATTTATTTTACCCTATTTTTTCTATATACTACAACACTTATTGGCTCTAGCATGTAAACAAATGGGTGTTCATCTTCTAATACATGCTTGTGTTTATGTGCTTCTTCTATGGTATTGAACATTGGGTATGACTGCCAGTCAACATGCTCAAGAAGAACATATTCATACTCGTGTCCGTTTTTATCAATGTGTTTCATTCCAGCTTCTCCCTATTTTATACTCTCCAGTTATTGGACAGTTCAGTTTGTAATAGTCTGTTGTTTCTTCCATAGCTTGAACAACTAACTTACCTATTGCATCTGCATCTGATGTGTCACACTCTATCTGTATCTCATCATGTATAACACCTAGCTGTGTGTATTCAAACTGTTGTGCAAGAGAATGGAATATAACCCACGCTCTCTTGGCTATGATTGAGCCTGCACTCTGCAACAAGAAGTTCAGTGCTGAGTGTGGGCTACGCACATGTACCTTGCGACCATCAATTGCTTTAATCCAGCCACGCTTACTGGCTGACTCAATCCTCTTACGCAACACAGCAAGAGCAGGTGTGTTAGATAAGAATTGTTCCTTAACTTTCTTACCTAAATCTCTACCACCACCACATATGTTACCTATCAAGAAGTCACCTCCACCATAGAGGTAGGCATAGATGAATCGCTTGGACTCATCACGAGTGGCGAGACCGGCAGCTTTTTGATTGGCTGTATGTATGTCACCACTAAGTATCTCCTCTGTATAGTTATCATCACGCATGTAATGCGCTAAGCATCTTAGCTCTAGTCCACTAAGGTCAGCACCTACAATTACCTTACCCTCTGGCACAGTAAACAAACCACGCATCTCTTGTCCATACTCCTTGTTACTTGCAGTTACCTGCTGTAAGTTAGGATTACTACTGGACATTCGGTGTGTTACAGTGCCCATGGTGTGTACTCTGCTATGTATTCTTCCAGTCTTATGATTGTATTCATCTTCCCAGCTACTCACCTGTCCTTGTCTCTTCTGTAGCATCAAGTACCTAGCTATCAACTTAGCCTCAGGTATTTCAACATCTTTAAGTGTAGACTCATCTACCTTAGGCAATCCAGTTGCAGTAAACTCAGTAGGTTTCCATCCATAGTGTGTTAGATGTCTGCCTACTTGCTGTCTACTACCAAGATTGAGTTCAGGGTAGTGCCAGTAACCGTAGTCACCCTCATCATTAGTATGGCACTCAAGGTCTACCTCAGCTTGATACATTAATGTTCTACCACCTGACTTTTTAAACCTTTGCGACACAGGCTTTTTACTTTTCCAAACAGCTAGTGGTACAAATGTTTTATGTACTTCTTCTTCCACCTTACGCAAGTCCTCATTGATATCCTGCAACAACAGGATTGCTCCGTGCAAATCAAAGTACCAACCATTCTTCTCCTGTAGTGTGCAGTGTTTCTTGGTTGCATACTCAAGTAGCTTGGCATCCTCGCTTAGCTCAGTCAACAACATCCTTCTGTATAATTTAGTTGTAATCTCTGTGTCTCTTATACAATAGGTTAACATCTCCTCACTAAACTTGGACCAGTCTTCATGGTCTCCTTTATCGAACCCAAGTCTCTGACCCCAACTAGCTAGTGAGTGTCCTCCATCTCTGCGTGGCTCATCAAGCTGACTCATGACCAGTGTGTCCTCTATCTGGACACCACTAAAGTCTATGTTCATCAGCCTCTCAAGCACTGGTATGTCATACCCTATGCCATTGTGAAACACGAGACAGTCTACCTCTGATGACATCCAAGGCTTGAACAAACCTAGGGTAGTGCCTGAAAAAGTAATGACCTGTCCCGAGTCTACATCCTGCACAGCTATACACCATACAACACTAGGGTCTAGTCCATCTGTCTCTATGTCACAACTAAAAGTCCGCATCGCCACCTCCATCGGCTATAGGATTGTGTCCTTTCTCCAGTCTACCTGTTATACCATTAAAGTATGCCCATCCTGCCTCACCAGTCTGTCCAGTTCTTCTCATCTTAGGTACTCTTATTCGAGTGGAGTTCTTAGTGTACTCATCCTCTGCCAACTTGTCTCTTGAGAATAGTATATTAGTATGACATGCCTGAGGTATAGCACCACTACCCTTGACATCATACTCACTAATCTTATGAGGGTGCGAGCCATCATCTGGCTTTCTAGTATGGGTAGACAGTATCACTGTAGCTTTTGTCTCCTTGCATAGTTTAATAAATCTATCCATAACTTCCTCGATGTTCTCATTGCTAAGGTTTTTAATAGCAGTATGTAGTGGGTCAACAAGTATAACAGAACAACCCACTCCCTTAATGAAGTATCTAATCTTAGCAAACATCTCTTCCAAGTCTATACTACCACCACCATCATTATGTAGCTGTATCCTAGAGCCAAAGCCTATGTCAACAGCGTTGTTCATTATGTTATCAACATCTAAATCATTAGGCTTAGTCAACTGCATATTCTCACCAGTGTGTACACTCACCACCTTTCTAATGGTCTCATCTATATTATCTTCAACCATGAAACAACCTATCTTCTCTTTCGTATTGAAAGCAAAGTGGTAGATTAGTTCATTAAGTATAGTAGTCTTACCTATACTGGTGTGTGCAATGATACTGACTAGCTCACCTCTAGCTACACCACCTCGCATCATCTCATTGAGGTTACCAAAAGATTCAGGCAGTGGTATGAGTTCTGTGTCTCTATAATTCAGCATGGCATTACGCATGTCCTCAATCGTAGCTACGCCACTGACAGTGTAATCCTTAGAATCATTCCACCACTCATCATAGAATGCCTTACCATCACCACTTGACAGGTAATCACAGGCATCCTTGTGCTTGGCTAGCGTTAGTATCTTACATTTATTCGGTCCAAGTATAGGCGCTACCTTTTTAGCTGATGCCCTTCCTGCCTCATCATTATCAAAACATAATACCACTGTCTCAAATGAATCAAGCCATTCTATGTTAGCCTTAATGTTATCAATACAATTAGCACCATTGATTACACTAACAGCAGGCCACTTAGAACCAAACATCTCATAGGTAGCCATCGCATCCAACTCACCCTCACATACAGTAACAAACTTGCCTCCCGGTCTGAACAAACTCTGTCCAAACAACTGGTTGCTTGCCTTGGTGTTACCATTACCATAAAAAGTCTTGCTTGCAACAAGCCTAGTCTTTATACCAACCATCTCACCTTTAGTGTTGTGATTAGGATAGTGGTGCTTGATGATGTTGCCCTTGCCATCCTTCTCTGCCTTGACCTTATACTTCTCAAGTGTCTCGGCTCTTAGCTTTCTATCAGGCAACGCATAATGGTCTCCTCTATACTCAACTATCCAGTCCTTGTCTTTTGCATCTTCTATTATAACCTTCTCACTGTGTTCTACAAACCCGTGGTTGTCACAGGCAAAGCAATGTGTCTGTCCATCTGAATAGACAGCCATGTTATCCTTGCTTGTATCACCACCAGCATCTGCACAGTCAGGGCACTGCTCCTTCCGGAGTAATTTATTTTCCATGTTTTCTCCCTTACTTAAAATGTAAAGGGCATCCGAAGATGCCCCATGTTTAACAGCCTTATCAGAATTAGAATTCAGATGGGTCGAAGTCCTCCACTCCATCTGCCTTCTCTTCTACACGGATAGCCTCTAGATAAGTATATCCACTCAAGTCTCCCTTTCCTTGCTTAACAGCCACAGTTACCTTATCTCCAAACAGAGACAGGTGTCCAGCATCAACCAAGTCTTTGTCTTTATTGTAAATCCTAGGTCGGTCAAAGTCTACCTTTCTGCGACTAGTAATTTGTACATTACCATCATACTCACTAGTCTTAAGACCTGCTTTCTCAGCAGTTTTAAGACCAGCCTTATCCAACGCAATGGTCAAAGCATATCTCTCTGAACCCTTGAAGTTGTCGGGTATAGTTACATGATTAAATACAACCTTACCAGTTAGTGCCATTGTTTCTGACATATATATCTCCTTTATAATTAACATCAATGTCACACTTCTTGAAGTGCAACCCTTTTGGTGAGTCTTTGTTGGGAAGGTGACTCTTACCTTCAGTTCTAAGCCTACTCTCGTAGCCAATGCTATGTCCATGCTGAACCACTGCCATATACGCTCCACCTATCCTAGTTATTTTAAGAGGCTCTTTAGTACAAGATTGCCCACCTCTGTTAGCAAAGACTCTCATATCATCAAGAAATTGCCCTTAGTAGTATTAATACCACTAGAAGTGCCACAGAAAAAATGGAAGAAAAACTGTAGCACTTCTAGAGGTACTAACTAGGTACACCTAGAATGTATACTATATATAATTACAACTAATAACATCATAGGAATACCTAGTATATATACTAAGTATTATTATATCATAGGTTTCTTTGTATCCACCTGTCTTTACTCTTTATATAATCTTCAAGTAATAATTTACTGTAGTCTAAATGCTCTTGTGCATACTCATCACTCTGCATTATAGTATCTACTTCATTACTGTCGTATTCTCCACCCTCGAAATCGTACTCATCCTTGTTAGCGTAGGTACACTCAACACCATTTATATCAGCCATTCATATCCTCCTTTACTTTGTCTAAAATTTCTTGAGGTATTTCCTCCTCACCCATTAACATCTGTAATGTTATACCATACTTCATAAAGAATTCAATGTCACTTCCACTAAAAACATTCATTCCTAAGTCCTGTAACACTTCCATTGCATCCATCACTTATCCTCCTCTTCTAGTTTAAATACTAAGGGATTCAACACCTCTTTTAAGGCATGTAAATATTGCATATGCTCGTTTACTTCTAGAAGTTCATCAACTATTTTATTAGCATTGTCGATTCTTCTCTTTAAATCCCTGTTGATTTGCAGTGCCTGTTTGTAAGCATTCATATTGTTATTCGGATTCATCTTCATCCTCCTCACATTCACAGTAATCAATAGGCTTGTCACACTCTCGACACCACTCATCAGCATCATACTCTTCATCAGTAATCTCAAGTGTTGTTCTTATCCAGTCAGCGTAGTCATCATCCCATACACTGTCCTTGGCCACTTGCTCTGCTTCATCATGGCTATCAGCTTCTACATCTACATTAAAAACTGACTCCTGTGTTAGCTTTACTTTAACATTGAACCATCCCATTTTTCTACCTCCTCTCTATTTTTAATCCACTTTTTCTGTAGTTCTATCTGGTTACGCAAGTCATGGATTTGCTCCTGCATATCTACCATTATACTTATATATGTGTGAGGTTCAAGTGAATAGTCATAGTCAATCAGACTAAGCCTGTCATCCTCATCAAATATACTGTGTCCGTACTCATTCTCAATATTCAGGTGGTTTTCTATCTCCTCACCCAAATTCCTTATATCACTTGCATATACTGTTATATCTATACTCATAATATGTTACGCTCCATTCGTTTAAGTTTATTATATTTACCTTCCAATCTCTTGACTTTATCAAGAAATACCTGCAAAGATGCGTCATCTGTCACCTTTTTTACCTCAGCATCTAGTATTTTTCTCTCTTTTGTACATTCTTCATACAATTTTAAGTATATATCAGCCATTATCGCTCCTTATTTTTAATATTAGGTGTGTTTTCTCGCCATTCTTGCCTGTTTTTTGTCCTATATTTGTGTAAAGCAACACGGTCACCATATTTTAGCAGTTTTCCATCCCTGTCGTACATAGAATTGCCACTTACTTTGCCATCTAAATACTCTGGGTTGATAGGTATGCCCATTACTACTCTAACTGGCTCACTTTCCCATACATGTTTAAGTATTCTCCTGCCTTTCATGTGACCTGCTTTAGCAAACACATCATCAACATCTCTGTTGTGTGCTAATCTTTTGTATGCACCGGCCTTTGTAAGACCGGTAGCATCCATAACATCATACACATTTACTTCTCTGCCATCTGACAGCACATAAGTTCTGTTCATAAGACCATTACTCCTCATGCTCTCCAACAATGTCAGAGACATAAACACTGCCCATCTCATCATACATACCCACATCAGAGCCACGCACATCCATCATGACAGTTTTCTTCCATCCCCTGCCTTGCCTTGGTGAATCCAATAGCTTGGCTCGGACATTCATACCCATTAAATCAATCACATACCAATTATCTTTTACTAAAGTAGTGACATCTATGCTAGGTTTAGCACTAGCTTTATCAAACATATCTTGAAACATATACATCTCCTTATTTTAAATAGTCTATTACTTTTTGTATTGATTCCAGCGTATCACCTAGCTGTCCAACACTCCTGTTACACTTACTGCAAAGAACACCTCTAAACTCCATCGTCTTATGGTCGTGGTCATAGCACAATTGCTCCTTAACACCACATATCTCACAACAATCCGAAGTAGACATCCTCTTCACATATTCTTCATATGTTATCTTATATATTCTTCGAGCACGAGAATCGAGTTTACCTTTTGTATTCTTTTCAGGATTTTCCTTTCCCCATTTTGCCACTCTTTTTCTATTACAAGAATAACATAGAAGTCTTCTACTGTACTTACAATTTTCCTCCCTAACAAACAATTCCAAGTCATCATCTGTGTGTGCTTCTAATCCACACTTAACACATTTTCTTAGTGGAACACTTGCATCCATACAACCTCCTTTATGCTAGATAAATTTTGAAATTTCTCTTGCTAAAGTTCACACCCAATCCTTGACGGTCAATATAAATATTATATTTCTTTATTGACTCTCTTGGATAAGTCTTTAATCTAAATTTGAAACCTAAAATATCGAAGTGTACAAACTTCTTCTTAGGTGTCAAATTGTCTAGGTAAGTATTTACCATACACCCTCCTTATTTTATATTATTAATTCGCCTCCATGCCTGCCAAGTAATTGATTGCAGGAAATTTGGCACTAAGTCTAACTCTTGTGCTAGTTCCTTGTAACATTCAGCAAAAAACTCATACTGTTTGTCAGTCAATCCTTTTTCTTGGTCAGTACATGTACGACCTAAGGCGATACTTAGTGCATGTCTATCCACTGTTACATATCGCTTATCATCTGGGTATAGTAAGTTCATAAAGAAATTCTGAGTCTTGTTGCCGTTCAGAATATCCCATAACTCATCAGGTTTACCACTTGAAAATATAACTTGCTTTGCTTTATCTTTGAATTGCTTGATGATACCTGTATCACCATACTTTATCAACTCATCAGCAACTAGCAAGTTTCGTTTCCAGTTTTGTCTAGGTGAAGACGCTGAAACAACAGCAATATATTTTGACAAAGGTATATTACAATGAACATACTCTTTCCAATTTATCCTGCTAGATGTCGCACCTTCTCTACACTTCCAGTGATTATCCCAATACCACAGATTTTCCTCAATAGCTTTACGCTTTATGTATATATGCTTAATGTTTTTCTTGCATGTATGCATTGTCAGCGTATTGCCTTTAAAGACAATCTTTCTTTTCATTGCTTTATACCTCCATTTTAGTTATAAAGAGTATAGACTATCGCCCTCCGGAGTCAATAGCAATAGCCTATACTGTTTACAACTAATGAGCAGTTTACAGGACTTCCACCTAGCCATGCTCAGGGCTTTTAAGATGTATGCCTATGGAGACAAACATACAAATTCTTATACTTTTCTATATGCTCCACAATTCTCCATCTTATCGGCATATTTATAAGCAGTCTCAAAGTCTACATTATCCAACATAACTAATCCAGTATCATCGGCAACATAGTATAACGCTTGTTCTTGCATTAGTTTATACTCTTTACTATCCCAATCATCTATATATAAATCAGTTAGGTATTCTTTCATTGTATCGTACATTTATACTCCTGTATTTTTACACTTCACGAAGTGTGAGTGTTTATACTTAATTATCCATATAAAAATGAATAAGTCAAACGGGTAGCAATATTCTTTATCCCATCTCACTTATTAATTTTCAAGAACCAAAAAAAACCCCGTATAAAACGGGGCTTTTCGTTTGTGAACCTAAGCAACAGATTTTTCTTTTTCTTGACGCTCTTTTATTTTCTTAGTTTGTTCTTCTTTGATTAATTCAACATCAATCCAGAATTCATTAAGTAAGTTTTTAAGCGCTTGAATCTGTTTAGGTGATTTAGTTGCCATTTCCTCGGATGTTTTGAAGTTATCATCTTTATCTTTGGTAATGTCAATAATCGTTCTAATTATGCCACCTTTACGGGCCAATGGTGTATCTAGCTTGATTGACTCATTGTTATTAATTGTGTTGTTATGGATAGTCTTACGGCTTTCCTTAACAAAACTTTTCAACTTATCATCATTTTCAGCTTTTTTGTATGCTCTATCAAAGGCTTGTTTTAGCTGATTCAGTTTTGGCTGATTCGGCTCAACTACCTTGTGAAAGTTTGCAAACTCAAAAACATTGTGAATACTAGTTTGAACTCCCGTTGGGTTGGTTGTTGTTATCCATTTGAAGACTCTTTTATCAAATGCTTTGTTGGCTGTATCTAGAGCGCTTAACTCTTTTTCAGCCAGTTGGCATTCGTTTGACTCTTTAAACTTCTTCTCAACCACCGTTTTATCAAGTGGAATGTGCTTAGGTATATTCTTAGTGTTATCTTTTGATTTTGACATGTTTTTCTCCATTGTTTTACACTTCAAGAAGTGTGTTAATAATATTGAAAGGATGTCTCTTTGGTTCTAACCTTAAAGGCGTGAACCTCTAAGATATACCGTTTCAATTGTTCGGCCTTTCGGCACTGATTAAAGCTGAATTGCCTTAACACCCTCTATATTAATGATATTTATTTCAAAGTCAAGCGAAATAGCAACTTTATTTTTGCAAGGGTTCACACTTCAAGAAGTGCCACGCTTTAAAACCATGTATCAATTCGTTATTATGAATAGGTATATATCAATCCATGTATATGACATCGTATCAATGAATTTATTTGTATGAATTGCTATGCATCTAATGATAGGTATTAATTCATATATATGTTTGAATCCGTTACATGAATTGCTGTGTATGTATTCATATAGATGACCAAGTCAAAGCTGTGTATGAATTCATATATATGTTTATCCCTGAAAGACCGAGCCTACCCCACCCAAACTGTACAAAGTCCATCCCGGGAAACTAACCCGTGTATAAAATTATTATTTTTCAACCCAGAGGCCTGGATTTCGGCACAGGCATTTCGGCATAAGAAAATAATCTTAGGGTACAGTACTTCATATGGTATAATATTGTTTATCTTTAGGTTAAATGCTTAAGACTACCTAGAATTCTAGTGAAGATATACTATATATATTTTATAAATTAAACAATCACTAGAATATTCTAGGAAACAACCTAAACAATATTTGAATTCTGGTATAATACTAAACTTATGGCAAACAAAGGTAACATTTCTGTAGACTCTGAAGATGAAATCAGAGAAATCGAGAAAGAACTAGAAGAAGAACTAAGATATGCTGTAGCATCTGCTAAAGGTATAGTTCCTGCTGATGCTGTATTAAAGATTGAGCGTAAAAAAGGCAGACCTACTGGTGGACTTAGTGCAGAATCTAAGAAAGCAGGTGGTAAAAAATCTAGAATTAAAAGAGGACAGACATATAAGCCTACTAATGATGACTATTCTAAGGTAGAAGAGATGGTTACCATAGGATTAGACCAGCATACTATAGCTAAGATTATGGGTGTAAGTAATGCCACCCTAACAAAATATTTTGCACACAATTTATTAGTAGGTAAAGAGAAGCGTACAGCAAGAGTTGCTGGTGTTGCCTATGAAATGGCAGTTAGTGGGGAATCTCCTAGTATGACTACATTCTGGCTAAAGACACAAGCCGGATGGTCTCCAAAACACCATGTTGTTGTAGAAGATAGACAGTTTGACATACAATGGGCTAGTGATGAGACTGACATTGCAGACGCTAATCAAATATTAAGGGATAAAAACAGTAAGGTACACTAGACTTTATGCAAGAGGAGAGAAAACCTATAGTAATACCCTATACACCTAGGGAATTACAAAGACATTTACACACAACGCTAGATAGATTTAATGTAGTTGTATGTCATAGGCGATTTGGTAAGACTGTGTTTGCTATAAACCAGCTAATCAAAAGTGCTGTAGAAGATATAGGTAAAAGTAAACCAGCGCCAAGGTATGCATACATAGCACCACTATTTAAGCAAGCTAAGACAGTTGCTTGGGATGAATTAAAAAGACTATGTAAAGTATTTCCAGAAGTAAAGTTTAACGAGGCAGAACTAAGAGCCGACTTTATGGGAGCGAGGATACAGCTCTACGGGGCAGACAATTACGACACTCTCAGGGGAATTTATTTAGATGGTGTGGTGCTTGATGAGTACGCCCAGATGAACCCTAAGATGTTCTCTGAGGTTATAAGGCCAGCACTGTCAGACAGGAAAGGGTATGCTATATTTATTGGTACACCTAAAGGGAAAAACGAATTTTATGATTTATACCACTCTGCCCCAGAGAAGAAGGGATGGGCCAGATTCTTATACAAGGCGAGTGAAACAGGAATATTAGATGATGAAGAACTGGAACTTGCGAAACAAGATATGGCAGAGACTGAATTTGAACAAGAATACGAGTGTTCTTGGTCTGCTGCACTTAGAGGTGCGTATTATGCTAAAGAGATTGAAACTGCTTATGAAGAAGACCGAGTGGGGAAAGTCCCTTATGACCCGGCTAAACAAGTAGTAACAAGCTGGGACTTAGGAGTAAGTGACGCAACCTCAATTTGGTTCTGTCAATTTATAGGCAAAGCGGTACATGTAATAGATTACTATGAAAACTCTAATGAAGGACTGCCTCACTATATAGAGGTACTTAATAGAAAGGGTTATCATTATGGTGCACACATAGCACCACACGATATAGTAGTTAGAGAATTTTCTACTGGTAAGTCAAGACGAGACCTAGCATTTGACCTAGGAATAGACTTTCAAGTAGCACCTAAGTTAAAGGTAATGGATGGTATTGACACCACTAGAACTTATTTAAACAAGTGTTGGTTTGATGCAGAAAGCACAAAGAAAGGACTAGAAGCATTACTGCAATATAGAAGTAGCTATGATGACAAGAAAAAGATATGGTCACAAAGACCAGTGCACGATTGGACCTCACACGCTAGCGATGCATTTAGGTACTTGTGTGTAACAGATGTTGTATTCACAGGTAACGATAGTGTCTGGGGAAAGGAACTCCCTAAGACTGATTTAAGTTGGATAGTATAGGAGAAGATATGAATCCGAAATGGTTAGAAAATAAAATATTAGAAATGGCACAGGACATTAAAGACCTCAAACATATTATGAAAGCAGTCAGCATGTCCACGCCACCACCTAAAGAAACAAAATACCCTATTAATAAAGGTAAATAACATATGGCAAAAATGACAAAGAGGGAGCTATCTGCTCACTTAGAGCAAGAGATTAGTTCTGCACTAGGGTATAAAGATGGTAAACTTACAGAGCAACGCTCAGACGCATTAGACCGTTACTATGGTAAGAAGTATGGTAATGAGCAAGAAGGTCGTTCTCAAATTGTCACAAGAGATGTAGCAGATGTAATCGAATGGATTATGCCTAGCCTCATGAAGATATTTACTTCGGGTGATAAGGTAGTACAGTTTGAACCGCAAGGTCCGGAAGATGTTGAGATGGCAAAACAGTCCACAGACTATGTGAACTATGTTATTATGAGACAGAACCCGGGGTTTAGTACAATATACCAGTGGTTCAAGGATGCACTGCTACAAAAGAACGGTATAGTTAAACACTACTGGGATGACACCAGCGAAACATTAAGAGAAGAGTACAAGAACTTAACAGAAGAAGAGTTCATGGCTTTGTTAATGGATGATAGTGTAGAAATAAAACAACACACAGAAAATGGTGGCGAAGAAGATGAAATGTCTTTACAGCCAGAACAAATAACACATGATGTTGTAGTAAATAGAACATATGAAGATGGGCAGGTAAGAATAGAACCTGTACCACCAGAAGAATTTTTAATTGACAAGTACGCCAAGACAATTGATACTGCAAGATTTGTCGCTCACAGAGTAAAAAGAACTAAATCAGAGTTAATACAACAAGGCTATCCCAAGTCTAAAATAAAGAATGTATTTAATAATGATGAGGCTAACTATAAAGCTGAAAGACTTTCTAGATTCTCACATGAGCAAGACAACTCACCAGAAGGTGATATTGATGATGGAGTCTGGGTCACAGAGTGCTACTTAAGAGTAGACTACGATGACGATGGCATTGCCGAATTAAGAAAAGTAACGAAGGTTGGAGATGAACTGTTAGATAATGAGGCCGTGGATAGTGTTCCCTTCTCCTCCCTTACACCTATACCAATGCCTCATAAGTTTTACGGTCTGAGTATTTATGACTTAATCTCCGACCTTCAACTCATTAAGACTACACTAATGCGTAACTTGTTAGACAACATGTACCTAACAAATAATGGGCGATACGAGGTAGTGGAAGGTCAAGCAAATTTAGATGACCTAATGACTTCTAGACCGGGTGGTATTGTAAGAGTACGCACACCGGGTGCTGTTAACCCTCTGGGAACACCACAACTAGACCAGAACTCTTTTAATATGCTAGGATACCTAGACAGTATTAGAGAAGAGCGAACTGGCGTTAGTAAGAATTCAATGGGTCTATCTGAAGGTGGGTTAAAATCTCACCAAACTGCTACAGGCGTAGGTCAAGTAATGACCGCAGCACAGCAAAAAATAGAATTAATAGCCAGAATATTTGCTGAAACAGGAATGAAAGACCTAGCAAACTCTGTCTATATGTTAGTACAAAAGTATGAAAAGCCTGAGAAATTAGTCAGGTTAAATAACAAATGGGTTACATTATATCCAAGTGAGTGGAAACAAAAGATGGATTGTGTAGCACAGGTGGGATTAGGGTTTGGTAATAAAGACATGAACCTAATGCATTTAGGTAGGCTTGCTCAAACAATACAAATGATTGCTGGACACCCAGCAGCAGGTATGTTACTTAAACCTAAACATGTATACAACCTAGTAGCTGAGCAAATAAAAGCCATGGGTATGAAGAATGTAGATGACTTTATACAAGACCCCGGTGATGCAGATGTGCCACAACAACAAGGGCCTTCTCCAGAAGAACAAGCCAAACAAATGGAAGCACAGCTGAAACAACAAGAGTTGCAAGTTAAGATGCAAAAGATACAACAAGAATCTGAGCTTAAACAACAAGAGATGCAGATTGATGCACAGATTGCACAACAAGATTTAGAACTTAAGAAACAAGAAGCTACTGTAGAAATGCAAATCAAAGCACAAGAGCTTGAGATTAAGAAAGCAGAGCTTGCACTTAAACAGCAAGAACTTGTACTAGAAAGAGAACAGAAAAGAGCAGTTAAAATAGGGAACTGATTATGGGAAAGGGAGAAGAGATAGCAAGGGCAGACCAAGCTAAACAGATTTTAGAACATCCTCTATATGTAGAGGCTCTAGCCACCGTAAGAGAAGCGTTAATACAGCATCTTTTAGACACCAGAGTTGCCGAGGAAGTGGAAAGAGATAGATTGTATATAACAATCAAAGCATTAGACTTAGTGCATCAGCACATACAGTCAGTGCTTGAGACAGGCAAACTTGCTGAAAGGGAGCAAGAAGACTTTATTAATTAAGTGAGAGGAGTAACCAATGGATTCTCAAGAGAACACCCAAGAAGTTGTAAATAGTAATAGAGCTGATGCAGGCACAACTGCTGAAGCAAGTAATAAAATCCTTAGTATGTGGGACTCACAAGAGCAAACCGCAAGCGAGGTAACCGACACCCCTGTTGACGAGGAAGTGGTGGAGGAAACAGAGGAAGCTGAAGAGGTAGAAGAAGAAGCCCCAGAATCGGAAGAGGAAGGACAAGCTGAAGAAGAAACCGAGGAAGAGGTATCCGAAGAAGAAGAGTATGATGTAGTAGCGGAAGAAGATTTGAAGTACACTATTAAAGTGGATGGAGAAGAATTAGAAGTTGGTATTGATGAACTTAAGAACGGCTATCAAAGGCAGGCTGACTATACTCGTAAGTCTCAAGCATTAGCAGAGCAGCGTAAGGAGACAGAAGCAATTCAGTCCGAGCGTCAAAGGCTAGAGCAAGAGAGGCAAATGTACGCTAATGGCTTACAGATGTTGCAAGAGCAACAAAATAGCAAACTTCAAGAGTTTGAAAGTACTAATTGGGAAGAGCTGAAAAGTGAAGACCCATACCAGTACATGCTAAAGAAAGATGAGTACAGAGACGCACAGGAAAAAGTACACAATGTACAACAACAGCAAGTTCTTATACAACAAGAGCGTGCTGAAGAAGCTAATAAAGCTAGAGCACATTTTGTTCAACAAGAATACTCTAAGCTAGTCAATGCTTTACCTGAGTGGAACGATGCAAAGTCTACTATCAAGAAGGATGTACAAGAGTACGCCACTTCAGTAGGCTTTTTGCCAGAAGAGATTAACCAGTTGGCTGACCACCGTAGCGTTCTAATAATTAAGAAGGCTATGGAGTATGACAAGTTAACAACTAAGGTTGCTCCAAAGAAAAAAGCAGTAAAGACAGTTCCGAAAGTACAAAAATCTGGAAGAGGAAATTCAAAAGAAGATGCAGCCACTGAAGCTATTAAGAAAAAGCGTACAAGGTTACAGAAGTCAGGCAAACAACAAGATGCTGCTTCTGTTTTTTATGATATGCTTTAAGGAGATAGGATAATGCCTACGCAATTTAAGACATACGATGCAACTGCAATCCGTGAGGATTTGTCAGATGTCATCTATGATATTTCACCAACGGATACTCCGTTCCTATCCAGCATTGCTGGCAAGGGTTCAGTATCTAACACTCTATTTGAGTGGCAAACAGACGCACTCGCTGCTGCTGTAATTAATAACTATCACGTTGAAGGAGCTGCTGCTGGTACGGCTGCAACTACTGCGACTACTCGTCTAACTAACCAAACACAAATTTCTAAGAAAGTTGTTGAGGTTACTGGAACTCACGAGACAGTCAACAACGCTGGTAAGAAGTCAGAAATGGCTCACCAATTAGCAAAGGCTTCTAAAGAGCTTAAGCGTGATATGGAAGGCTCACTACTAGCTGACAACGCAGCTGCTGCAGGTAATGCATCAACTGCTCGTGAGACTCGTGGTGCTGCTAACTTTATTTCAACAAACGTAACTGATGCTGGTACTTCTGGTTCTCACGCTGCAATAGTTGAAGCTGACGTTCTAGCTGTTGCTGAAGCAGTATGGACACAAGGCGGAGAAGCCTCTACAATCTTACTAGGTGCGACTAACAAGAAGTTAATCACAGCTATGTCAGGTCGTGCTGATGCAATTCGCTCAGTAGCAGATAACAATATGACTATCCAAAACTCAGTTGATGTATATGTATCAGACTTTGGTACTTACAACATTGTTATGGATAGATTCTGTGACCAAGATGTTGTATACTTCCTAGACCACGACATGTGGTCAGTTGACTACTTGCGTGATTTCCAAACTGTGGACATCGCTAAAGAAGGTGACTCAGAGAAGAAGATGCTTCTAGTTGAGTACGGTCTACGTTGTGGCAACGAAGCTGCTAACGGTAAGATTAGATACACTACAGGTTAATACAACCTACTACCACCCTAGGCAACTGGGGTGGTTTACATTATGGCAATTGATACAAAAATAATAGCGAATTTAGATGGAAGCCTTACAGTAGCTAGTCAGCAAAATGACAAGGTAGTTAAGAAACTAGCCGAGCTAAACACAAAAGATAAGTTCCATAACAGAAGTACACAATACAAAGGTGATTCAGTAATGTCTCACAAAGTAGCAAGCATACCACTTATTGTGGTAGAACAAATGATGCGAGAAGGCATATGGGGAAACCAAGAAAGAATGAAAGTTTGGATGAACGACCCAGCTAACGCTATGTGGAGAACTACTAAAGGAAAAGTATAATGGCATTAAGTACATTTACAGAATTAAAAGATGCAATAGCAGACTGGTTAGATAGGTCAGACTTGACCGCAAGGATACCAGACTTTATTGCACTAGCAGAAGCTAGAATTAATAGGGAACTACGCATACGCCCTATGGAAGTAAGAAGTACAATGACCACTACAGCAGGCAATCAATATTTTAATCTGCCGGGTGGTTACATACAAATGCGTAACATACAACTAAATACAAATCCTACCACACCTCTTGAGTATATTACACCAGAGATGTTAGATAGGTTATATGGTAGCAGTACAACAGGTAAGCCAAGAGCCTATACGCTTATTGGAGACGAGATTCAACTAGCACCTATACCTGATTCAGCCTACACATTAGAAATGGCTTTCTATGAGAAATTTACAGCATTGGGTGATGGTACATCAGGTACAGTCACAAGCAACTGGTTAACTACGAATGCACCAGACATATTATTATATGGTGCTCTTATGGAAGCAGAGCCTTTTATTAAGAATGATGAAAGAGTAGCAGTGTGGCTAAATGGCTATGGTAATGCTATAGACAAATTACAAAAAGCAGACCAGAGAGATAGACACTCAGGCTCAGCTATGAGAGTAAGAAATATTTACTCTGGAGTGGAAGGCTAATGGCACAAAGCACTTGGGCAGCAGCAGATACTACTTGGGCTAGTAACCCTTACACTTGGAGTGTTAGCACATATCAAGCAACAGCTAATATGACGCAGAC